TGCAAGTCTTGCTCCTATGGTACAAACCATTTCAACTGGCAACTTAGAGAAAATGTTTGGCATTACTGATAAAGCTCTTGAAGAGCGCATCGGAAATCTAGGCAAGAGTATCTTACGTGCTAAGATGGGAAAAGCTGGAGTTGTTGCATCTATCTTACAACGCAAATATGAAAATGTCATAGAGTGGGAAAATACTGTTATTCAAACTAGAATTGCTTGTGGAACGCGAGAAGCTCCATTTGCACCCGTTTTGATCGGAGATTCTAATATTGGAAAAACTACATTGACCCAAATCTTTGCGCGTGAGATTGGTGCTCGGAATGGTTTTAAAACTACTTCACGCTATCAATGTGTTATTCAAGGTAATGACAAATACTGGACAGCTTACAAAGGCTATACAGAAGTTGTTATATTGGACGATTTTGGTAATACTAAACCCCAACACATGGATGAAGATGAAGGTGCGAAACAAATTATGATTAAGAACAATCAAGTTTGCTATGCCCCGAAAGCTGGAGTAGAAGAGAAAGGAAGAGTACCTGTGCAACCCAAACTCATGCTTATTAACACGAACAACGAAACTATGTTGTCTGAGATGTCTGTATGTCCCTATTCGCGTATGCGTCGTGGTGATATCTACATTCGTGCTAGTGTTAAGCATGAATTTGCACGAGAAGTGAATGGAAGCTTCTCAAATGAAATCGATACTACTAAAGTTAATAAAGCTTTCACCAAGTTTGATGAAAATGGTAAACCGTATGTCGAGTTCCCAACACTACCTAGTTTGTGGACACTACGATTGCAAAAACCAATTATCAAGAAGGCTGAAAAGACTGATGGAAAGAAAGGATCGAGAGCTGATCATGATGCGAAAATCATGTTAGTTGATACTGTCCCAGGAAAGACGTATGACATTTATCAAGCTCTTGATGCTGTGAGTGCGCAAGCATCCGATTTCTATTTGCAACAGAAGGGAATTGTTGAGATGAACAAGAAGATGGATGAAGATTACACCATCTGCCCCTGTGGTTGCAAGAAAAGCAAAATCTTTTGTGAAAACAGCAAACCAAAGTTGACGAGTGAGAGTTTACTCTCCATCACTCTTGGTTGCATTGTTTCTAGAATGTGGCACAAAGCTCAGAATTTCAAGATTGGACTTGTTTCATTCTTCGATGAATATGAAGACAATTTGTGCAAAGCTACTACAAAATATCTACTTGAGAACTATGATCAATGGTATCATGATGGGTTGATTGAAGCAGCTACTTACATTCCAATTGATCTTGAAGAGAATTTCTTTGGCAAGATACTGTTGGGAACACGTGTGTTCTCTACAGTTACCACACATCATAAGACCATGATGAAATGGAAATTGTTTACACCACTAGCTGGTTTAATGACTGCTAGTACGATGCTAGTAATTGCTTATCCTATCACATTTGTGATGTTAGCATTACCAAATCTATTTTTGACGTGTTTTACACTCAATAGATATAGACATCTTGGTGAAGAAGCAAAAGCTCATCTATTAGCTGAAATTGCTGATAGAAAGAAATCTCTTGAACCATTGGCTTTAGAACAGCGACAGAAATACGGTAAATATCTATTTTATGGAATAACCGGCGCTGCTACACTTGTAGTAACTCTCAAAGTTCTGAAGATTTTGAAGTCATTGTGGGACGATAAGAAAGACAAAGAAAGTTTATTAAGACCAAACACTATGTCTGATATTGAAGAACGCAATGCTCTACCCAATGAATGGGCTGATAACACTATTGGAAACTTGAAGAAAGGAACCGCATCACGCGATCAATTGAATCAAGTTGTTCGAAGGAATCTGATCAAATGTCAAGTATTTGGCACTGATTCAAATGCGAAAAGTTGTGCATTGATTTTACATGCTGGTTTACTAGTCATGCCAAAACATAACTTAGTTCCTGGATGGAACCGTGTACGAATTAGCCGACCAGGCTTTTATCTCGATATTCCGTTGTGTGATCAAAGTGTCTACCAATGCCCAGATCGTGATCTTGTATTTATTTATAGTGCAAACATCCGTGGTAGAGATATCTCCAAGCATTTGCGTGCGAAGAACACGAATACCAGCGTAATGCGACTCCTCCCTTCTCCTCTGACTCATACTTTTGTGAATGATGAAGGTGAATATGTTTCGCAAGATTTGCATGGCACTTGGTCTAATGAGATCAAAGCCAGTGAAGGCTCCTTCTGTGGATGGAATTATCCTATGAAAGAAGCATCGTTTGTTGGTTCTTGTGGATCTGCTCTAGTTATCCGTGATGGTGCCCAATGGGTACTTGGTGGAATACACTTAGCAGGAAATGGTCACGTTGGTGCTGGAGGTAGTATCTGTGAAGAAGACATGATTGCAGCTCGTGCTCATTTTAATGAGTTACCTGATATTGCTGAGATGGGAATGGTCCCGACCACCATCATTGGCGATTCCGAAGCTATTAAGTTTCAAGCTGTACCGAAAGATACTTCACCACTTGTGTGGAGATAAGGCGATAATCATCATGAATACATTGGTTCTTGCAAAGGAGAGAATTCGTTTTACTCTTCTGTTAAACCAAGTTTGATCACTGATACTGTAACCGAAGTTACTGGAATTAAAAACAATTATGGTCCACCGCGAACAAAGCCGTGGTGGAGACCATATCACCTTGATCTCGATAAGCGATCTAATCAACCTGTTGGGTTCAAGATTGGAGAACTCGCTGATGCTTGCAAGGAGTATGTTGACAATTTCTGTGTTGCATATGAGACTCTCCCAATTGATGTGGCTGACACATTTGTGAAAAGACCACTTACCAATCATGAGATAGTATTTGGAGTGAAAGGTCTACGATTTATTGACCGAATGAACTTCTCTACGTCTATTGGATTTCCATACACTGGAAAGAAGACGAAATACTGCATCATGGAAGGAGAGGACGTTGTTGATTTCAAACCCGAAATCTGGGAAGAAGTTAGCAAAGTTGAACGTATGCTCAGAAATGGATTCCGAGCTTATCAACCGTTTAAGACTTCTTTGAAGGATGAAATTACGAAACAATTTAAAGCTGATGGTAGTGAAAACCAGAAGGTGCGTGTTTTTGCATGCTCCCCAATCACACTTCAAATTTTGATTCGAAAATATTTCTTACCTGTTGCTTGTGCGTTATCACACTTGCCACTTGATAGTGAGCAAGCTGTTGGTATTAATGCATCAGGACCTGATTTCCATGAATTAATTGAACACATCAGATCAAATGGTGAGAAGACTGGCTATGTTGCTGGCGATTTCTCCAAATATGATCTTGGAATGTCCTCCAATGCAATTATAATGGCTTTCTTTGCCATGAGGAAAATTGCTGAAAGACTATGGAATTTCAACACAGATGATCTCTTGATGATGGACATGCTTGCAAATGAAGTTGCAAACCCAATGCTTGCTTACAATGGTGAGATGGTTCTGATGGCAGGATCCAATCCTTCCGGACATAGTATGACTGTGTACGTGAATGGAATTGTTAATTCATTATACCATCGTTGTGTCTTTAATCGTTTGAAGAAAGAGCACAATCTCGAAGGAAACTTCTCGAGTGAGTGTAAAGCTACGTTTTATGGTGATGACAGTTTGTTAGCACCCTCTGAACGTGTTGCTGAACACGTGCACTTCAATGCGTTTTCCAAGGTTTTCAAAGATGTCGGAATTGGCTATACTGCCGCCGATAAAAGTGAGAATGCACCCGATCTTGTTGAGATGGAACAGATTGACTTCTTGAAAAGGAAGCCTGTCTTTAATCCACATTTACAACAATTTATGGGAGCCCTTGATTTCGGTTCGATTATTAAGTCATTGCATTGCAATGCCACTGACACGCTACCTGCTGACACTGCTTCTGCAATCAATCTTGATGGCTCAATTCGTGAAATGTTTAATCATGGACGAGAACCATATGAAGAGTGGCGGACGAAAGTGCAAACCATTGCTGCAAAGCACGATCTTGGACCTCAGATTAAGAATCTTGACG